TCCACCCCACGTGTGCAGCCGGACAGGGCCTCCGCCGTCTTGGCGGCGTAAAGGATGGTCTCCCCATCCTCGTCTGTCCCGATGGTAGCCAGATTAGGGGCGTCCGGGAACGCGGACACGTCCGTCACTTTGATGATCGTGTCCGCCGCCCCGATGTTGTCCGCCAGCGCCGCCTGGGGCGAGAAGGCGATGCCGGGATATAATTTTGAGTCCAATTCGGGTGTACCTCCTTACACAGTATTGTCCCCTCGGGACTGAATGAACCCCTGTACGATCAGGTCCATGCTGATGTAGGCCAGGTCGTCCGGCCGCACCTCCAGGGACAGCCAGCTGCCCCGAGGGATCCGCTTGTCCGGGCCCACCAGATAGTCCGTAATGTCAAGTTCGGCGGTCCGCCCGCTGAAATTGGCCTTTCTGGCCCCGTTGACGTAAATGGAAAAGCTCTGGGGATTGCCGAACTCGTAGATACCCGGCGTGATGGCATGGGCGTGGGCCGGGATGGATACGTCATGGGAATGCCCGGAGATGGCCACGGTGTGGGTGTGGCTGGGAATGTCCACGCTGTGCTGGTGGGCCGGGATGGTCACGTTGTGATAATGATCCTGGAGCGTGATCTGATGCTGGTGGGAGGTGACGATGCTCACGGTGTGGCTGTGCCCGTTTGCGATAGAGGTTCCGCGATCTCCCCAGGTGACGTTGATACCGCCGGGGCCAGTGTCGGTGGTGACGCCGCCCCCGCCCCCCGAGGTGGTGGAGCTTCCCCCGCCGGAAGAGCTGGTGGTGGCGCCCCCGCCGCCTCCGGAGCTGGTCCAGGTCTGGCTGTCGCTGGTGGTGGAGGAAACTACCCGGGATTCCTCGCTCTGGGTGCTCTGGGAGTAGGCCCGGAACCGGCCCATGCGGACCTTCACCAGCACCTTGTTGATGATGCGCATTTCCGCCGGGATGAGGAAGTCCATCACCGCGCCGTTCTTACGGTCCGCGTTGGCCTGCAGGGCCTGGGAATAGATCTGCGTGGCGCCCTGGGCATAGGTCATCTCAATGCGCTGCCGGTCCGCCATGTCCGCCAGCGAGGACGCGATGGAGGTTTCCCGGTTGGCCACCACCAGCGCGGACTGCTCCACATCGCTGTAATCGCGGTTCACCTCGGTGATGAATGTGTCCACCTGCTCCCCCGCTTCCGGAAACACCAGGCGCACCCGCTTGCCTACGGCCGCTTTGTCGAAGTCCGATTGGGTGAGCTCCTGGAACCCCACCTCATAGGACATCAAGGGCTCCTGGAGCTCGTCCAGCATGGCCTGGGCGGCGGCTTTCAGGCTTTCCGGGTCCTCATATCTCCGGTCGGTCCAAACGCGCTCTATGATCCCGTATTTGTCCGTCACGGCCCTTGGCGATTGCAGGTAGGGCACGCCGCCGTTCACCCCGGCGATGCCCAGCTGGTTCACCCCTTCGCCATAGCCCAGGGGATACAGCCGGGTGACGATCTGCTGGGGATCCCGCTCCCGGTGGAAATCGGTCATATTGTGCCGCCGCCGAATGTACATCTCGGGCTTTCCCCCGGTTTCCAGCCGCTTCAGCGACAGCCGCCATGGATAGACCGACGTGTCGGTGCGCCAGATATAGGGGCCCTTCAGCGGGTTGGCGATGGAGAACAGGGCGGAGAGAAGGGTCTCGCTCTCCCAGCCGTACTCAAACTGATTGCGGAAGTCGCACTGGTCCAGCACCCAGTTTTTCACCGGCTGGTGGTCCAGCACGTACCGGATCACCTCCGGCGTATACACCCCCAGGTTGCCCACGACGTGGTAACCGAACATAACGGTGTCAATGAGGGTGGCCAGCACATGCTCGCACTGATAGGCCACGGCCCCGGTTTCGCCCACGTCCATGGCGGAGGGCATGATGCGGTACAGCTCCCCACCGTCATGGCGGACATAGTGGAAGGGCCGGCAAAACTGGTTTTTCGGGTCCTGGTAGGGCAGAGAGAAGTTCAAGTACCACACTGAGTTGACGCGCTGCTGCTCGCTGACGGCGTGAGCGTTTTCCAGAATGGCTACCCGCCGCCGGGTGGCCCGGTCGAATACTTCCGTCATAGATATCTCTCCGTATATATCATCTGGCCCTCCAGCCCGCCGCCGGAGGCGCTCTCCACGGTGACGCGCAGCAGTTCCCGGGAGACGTTGATCCAGTCCCCGGACTGGGCGTGAAGGGCGTTTTCTCCATTGAGCAGCGCCAGGAGCAGGCCGCTGTCAACGCGCAGCTCGCCGTCGGGCGGGACGGTAAGTTGGAACACCGCCCGCTCCGTGGTCTGGGAGGTGGCTTCGAAAGAAGAAGTGAGCACCTCGGAGAGCAGCAGGCCCCCGGGAATGTCCTTGGAACCCGCCGTGAAACCCTCCAGGGCGTCTGCCAGTTCCGCCTTGAACGGAATGTCTTTCCCAGCCCAGGCGCTGCCCTGGAGCCCTTCCTGCGCCTCCAGGGAGGCGGGCATATCCTTTCCGGCGCGGCCTGTCCCGCTCAGAACGGCCAAGAACGCGGCATCCGCCACCACGTCCGCCGACATGCGCACGGCGCTGTCCAAGCCGCTCCGGCCTGAGAAGGGAACCGCCAACGATATCGTGCCCCGGGCCCTGCCCTGCACGGTTTCCCCAAAGCGCCCACGGATCTCCACCGGAACCGCCACCCCCGCCAGCGCCCCCAGGACTTCGGCAAAACGCGCCTCCACCGCTACCGCTTTGTCCGCCCGGTTGACAGAATAGCGGGTCAGGCTGTAGCGTCCCATGGTTAGTTGACCCCCACCTCAACCGCCCCCTCGGCGATGGTGGGCATATACCCCCGCTTCAGCTCCACCGGCTCAGTGAGCGCCTTCAGGAACACCGGCTCGCCGGAGGTCTGGGCGGAGTACAGCGCTGACCATGCCCAGGTTCCCCAGGCGGTGGAGGGCCGGGGGAATGCCGCTGCTGCGGAATTGCGGATGAGCACCTGGCCGGAGGGCTGCTCCGCCGGGGCCCCGAAGGTGACGGGCACCCGCTGGTAGTTCTCCCCGGACAGCTCGGCCCCGGAGGACTCCGGCGAGCCGTTCCACAGGGAGAAATAGGGCGTAATCCCCGGAAGGGACTGGCCCCGCAGCAGGTTGAGCACCTTTGTTTTCCACGCTTTGGACAGGTCGCCGGTGAGGTAGAACAGCACGTCCCCGGCCAAAAATACCGGAGGCTCTTTGGCCCCGATCATCAGGGGTTCGGTGAGCTCGCCGCGGGCCAGCGTATTGCCGCCGGACAGGGAATCCTGCAGGCCCACGTGGGTGACGGTGCCCACCGCCGCCTCCGGGGTGGGGAAAGTGATCTGCTCCAGGTTTTGGATGCCCAGCCCGCCGTTGGAGTCCGCCGGGGCGGAGAAGGCGATCTCCATTCGTTTATAGGCGGGGTAGCTCACCTCGGTGCCCGCCGTGCCGCTCTCGCCGGGGTCGTTGAGGTACAGGGCCAGGTAGCATTTCGCCGGGGCCGCGAAGGTGATGCCCCGCAGGGCGTTGAGCACCCCGTTTTCTAAGTAGTCACATGCATACATAAGCTACACGCTCCTTCTAATGGCGGTGATGGTGACGGTCTGCACGTCGGTGGCGGAGAGATTTTTCAGCACGATCACACAGGGCGTCTCTGCCGTGCCCTGATAGCTGATGGGGTTCTCCCCCTGGTGGAGGGGGAGGGTGACGGTCTTTCCAAACGCGAACGGCGGGTTATAGGACCATGCGAGGGTGAATGCGCCATATTTCAGGTGCTGTTCCATGGGCGGGTCCCCGGTGATGTGGGCGGTGTAATACTTGTCCGGCTCCTTATCGTAGCTGAGCCGCCCGGAGCCGGACAGCCAGTAGGCGATCTCCCGGCACACCTCCGGCACCGTTTTCCCCTGCGGGCATTTAAAGGAACACAGGATGTTCTCCACCCGCTCATCGTAGATGCCGCGGGGCGCGTCGTCATAGTATCCTGACCGGCCCGGAATGGTGATCTTTCCCTCCCGACGGGGCGGGAGAATGGTCCGGCTCTGGTCCTGGGTGAAGATGCCGAAGGCGCTGCTGTGTACGCCTCGGAAAGAAAAGCCGCTCACAGCCTGCCTCCTCTCGACCTGCTCGCCCGCTCCGTCAGGTAAAACAGCTCCTTGGCGATGCGCTGGACGTCCGACTCATCCCGGACCACCAGCTTGTCGATATGAATTGGAATGGCCGCCCCGCCGCTCTCCCGGGCCGACACCGCCGCGACGATGGCGTCCGTCTGCCGGGTCAGCGCCGCCGTGGTGTTGGGCTCCACGATGGTGGAGGGCAGGTGCCGCTCCATACTGATAAGCGCCGCCTGGGCGGCCTCCTCATAGGCGGCGGCCAGCCTGGGCTTCTCCTCTTCCGCGCCTTCGATGATACCCTGGATATCATAGCGGCCCATTCTCTTGAATTTCTTCGATGGTGAGGCTTGCTCAACCTCCCGCCGATATGCCTCTACGGAGGCGCGACCCATTTCGATGTATTTGTCGACAAGCTCCCGCTTTTTGCTCGCCGTACCATTAATGAGCCCTTGTATATTGTTCTCACCGATGCGGTAGGCGTCATCCTTCACGTCCATCTCATCAATCGCCTTGTCCAGATCACGGACCAGATCTGTCATTTTGCGGTCAAAATCCGTTTCCATTTTCGCCACTGTGTCGGCAAAGTCCTCCTTGCCCTTCTCCACCTTCCGAAACTCCTCGTTGAGCGCGGCAATGTCCTCCTCGCCGCCCTTTACAATGGTATCCAGGATTTGGGCGGATTCCTTTGAGCCATCGGATAGCTTGCGCACCAGGCCCTCGTCCACGCCCAGTTCCATAGCCTTCTGGATGTTGGCGCTGTAGGTTTCCATGTACTCGACCTGACCCTTTAAGGAATCGATCAGGCTGCCAATTGAAGTCTTGGCGGTATCATCCAGCCCCTTAAACAGCCCCAGTTGAGACTCAATACTGTCCATGGCGGCATCATAGCTTTCCTGATAAGACTGCTCCAACTGTTCCATCTCGGCAATAAGCCCCTCCACGGTGGAGGTCATGGTTTCGGTTTTTAGCTTGTTTTCGGCCTGCTGCTCGGCATAAGCGCGGGACGCTTCCTCTAAGGCAGTGGTCTGGGCGGCGTTTTCCTCCAGGGCGGCGGTGAGCGTATCGATGTTGTTCTGAAGTTCCCGGGTATTGCCCGTCCCTGTCTCCTCGGCCTCGTTCAGCGCTAGCCGGGCCTCGGTGAGCCGGGACTCAATCTCTGCTCGCTCGCTGCTCAGCTCATTGAGCCGGGCCACCTGGGCCTCGTACTCCTCCTGAGCCGCCGCACGGGAGAGCATTGACTCCAGCTCCGTTTCCGTAAGCCCCACCAGGGCATCCTTCTCCCGGTCATAGTACAGGCCCAGTTCCGGAACGGCCTCATTGAGCTGCTCCACCTTTTGGGCGATCAGGTCCTTTTGAAGGGCGGACTTCTCCTCTACCGCCAGCAGGTCCTGAAGGGAATCCGCCACTGCCTTTGTGGACGCCTGCTCCCCCGCCATGGTGGAGGTCAGGTCCGCATAGGCGGTCTTGGACTCCTGGAGGGAGTCGGTGAACGACGTTGTTTTTTCGTCCGCGTCGTCCAGGGAGGCAACCCAGGTCCCCACCGCCGCAGCCAGACCAACCACCGCCGCCGTAACGCCTACGACGGGATTTGCTGCCAGCAGACCCAGCGCCGTATGCAGCGCGGTGATGATGGCCGGAGCCGCAGACAGCGCGCCGACCCCGAGAGCCAGCGCACCCAGCGCGGTGGTGACGCCTACGACTGCGGGCACCACCAGCGGATTTTCATTGACAAAGTCCGTGGCCCAGGTAAAGGCGTCGGTTCCCACCTCGGCCAGATCGGTTAGAGCTGGGGCCAGCTGTTCGCCCACGGCCAGCTTTAGGCCGTCCGCCGCCGAGGACAGCAACGTCATTTGTCCGGCGTAGTTGTCCAGCCGGGTCTCCGACATCTCCTTGGCCGAGCCGTTACAGGTGTCGATGGCCGCTGTCAGCTTCTGATAGTCCGCCTCAGAGGCGTTCACGATGGCCAGCAGGCCGCTCATGGCCTCCTTGCCCGCGATACCAGCCGCGTATTCCGCTTTTTCCGCCTCGGTCAGTTCAGAGAACCGGTCCCGGAGGATGTCCATCAGTTCGGACAGGGAACGCACATGTCCCGAGCTGTCGGTAAGGGATATCCCCAGCTTTTCCATGTATGCGGCATTTTCTTTGCTGGGTTTTGCAAGGTTGGTCAGCGCTCCCCGCAGCGCTGTGCCCGCCTGACTGCCCTTAATTCCGGCGTTGGCCATCAGGCCGATAGCCAGGGCCGCGTCCTCAATGGAGTACCCCAATGCGCCCGCCACCGGGGCGGCATATTTGAAGGTCTCGCCCATCATGCCTACGTTGGTGTTGGAGTTGGAGCTTGCCGCCGCCAGCACGTCGGCAAAGCGGCCTGAGTCCTTTGCGCTCAACCCAAAGGCGGTGAGGGCGTCGGTGACAATGTCAGAGGTGGACGCCAGGTCCTCCCCGGAGGCGGCGGCCAGGTGCATGATGCCCTCCAAGCCGCCCAGCATATCGTCGGTTTTCCATCCGGCCATGGCCATGTATTCCAGAGCCTGGCCCGCCTCTGTGGCGGTGAAGGAGGTCGTGGCACCCATATATTTGGCCTTCTCCGCCAGTTCCTCCATCTGGAAACTGCTGGCCCCGGAGATAGCCTGCACCGTGGACATCTGGGACTCAAACGCGGCGAAGGTGTCCACGCACTCCTTCAGAGCATCGGCGATTTCCTTGACCGTTTTTGCCACGCCCGCCGCGGCCAGGGCGGCGGCAAGCTGGTCGATGGCCTCCTTGGATGTGTTCCCGAACTCCTTCGAGTTCTCCCCCGCGCCCTTGACCTCCTTGCCGTACTGATCAATCGACTTAGCGCAGCCGTCCGCGCTGTTGGCCGCCTCCTCCAGGTACTGCCCGGTCTTTTCCAGCTCGGCCCCCAGCTTGGCCTGGTCCCGTTCGGTATTGTTCAGCTGCTTCTGGTAGAAGGTGGCCGAGTTGGCCGCCTTTTGCATATTTGCTTCGGCCTGGGCCAGCTCCTCGGCCAGTTTTTTCTCCTCCTCCGTGGTATCTGAAGATGAGCCCTGCAGGGCCTCCAGCTTCCGGCGCAGCTCGTCCGCCTGATTGGAAAATTTCTCCTGCGCCTCCTGGGCCTTCTTCAACATGTCCACCTGGGCGGAGTGCTTTTTATTCAGCGCGTCCAACTGGCCCTTGAGGGCGGACTGCTTGGCGGACAGGGCCTCCATGCTGTCGGCACTGTTCCTGTACTGGGCCTGGACCTTCTCCAGCTCCGACTTGTGCAGGGACAGTTCGGCATTGATATTTTTCAGCTTTGCCTTGTATTCTGCCTCCCCGTCAAGGGCAAGGCGTGTGGCTATGGTCCGTGTGGCCATGAGGTGGGTGCCCCTTTCAAAAAGATTACGTATTTTTACGTACGTCTATTGACATACGTATTATTACGTGCTATAATTTCCTCAAGAGGTGAGGGACATGAAACGCAAGGATCTTGATAAGGCGCTGAAGGAGGCTGGCTGGACCATCATCCACGGCGGGAACCACGACTTGGCAACACATCCGCAAAAACCGGGCGTCAAGATCCCCATCCCTCGGCACCGGGAGATCAAGGAATATCTGGCGAAAGGTATTCTGGAGGACGCGGGGCTTTAGCAGCCCCGCCCTTCTCCACACTAAATAAAAGGAGGTAATTGTATGCGATACGCTTATCTGGCTGTTTTTGTACCCCTTGATGATGGCGGCTATTATGTAAAGATCCCAGATCTCCCCGGCTGTCAAACAGAGGGAGAATGCCTTGCCGACGCCATCTTCATGGCCGAAGACGCCGCTTCTATGTGGTTGTGGGACGCAGAAAATCGCAATGAGCAGATTCCCGCGCCCTCTCAGGCATTCCAGGTACGATCCCCTGAGTTTGTAAGCTATGTCTATGCAGACACCGACGCATACCGGCGGAAGAATGACTCCCGCGCGGTCAAGAAGACCCTTTCCATCCCAAACTGGCTGAACGTACAGGCGGAACAGGCTGGCATCAATTTCTCGCAGGTACTCCAGGATGCCCTCAAGGAACGCCTGGGCGTCAACTGACCCCCGCCCCGGCGAAAATCACCGGGGCGGCTTTATTCGTCCTCCGGTTCCCGTTCCCGCCTCATCCCATGGGCGCGCAGGTAGAGTTCCCATAGGTCACCCAGCTCCCCCGGGGTGGACAGGAGGGCGTCACGCTGGGACAGTCCGGAGGTGGTCCCCATGCGGATGTAATGGGCCCGGGTCACCTGGTTTTTTTTTGCGCGTTCAGCTCGGCAAGGCCTAGATCCACCTCGTCGTTCTCTGCCTCCACCTCCCGGCCATAGCCCAGGGAGATGGCTGCGGGGATGGCCAGCATCAGCGCTGTGACCTCGCTGGGCGACATGACGCTGGCAATGGTTCCGGCATCCACGATAGGCTCCGGGTCATACCCCAGAGCCCGACGGGCCAGCTCCCCCTGCTCCGCAAGGATGGCGGCGGCGCGGCAGGCAACGGAAAACCCATCCCGCCCGCCGCTCTTCAGCGCGTCCAGGAGCTCGCCGGAGCCGCCGAACTGTTCCTGCACCTGGAACATGGCCTCAACGGTAAAGCACAGATGCCGTTCCCGGCCCGCCAAGGCCAGCTTGACCGCCTTCATCAGCCGCCCTCCACCGGGGGCGTTGCCGCCGTCTTGAACTGCTCCTTTACCCATGCGACCGCCTCGGCTTCCGTTGCCGTTTCCTTGGTAAACCGCCAGTCTCCGCTCTCGCAGGCAAAAACTGTAAAGGTGGTGGAATTGGTGCCGAAAGTAATGCTGTCGGTTTTGGTCTGGGCGGTATCATTTCCCAGCGCTGCCTTGACCAGGGGGTAGAAATAGCCCTTGTAGAGAACCTTCTTTCGCCGCATGAGCTTTTTCAGGTAGCCCAGCCCGCCCGCTGGTGGATCGTCCCCCACGTTGTAGGCCACCACCTTTTCCGTCACTTTCGCACCGTACACCACGGAAGCCACCTCGTCCTCCATGTCATCGGTCTCCATGGCGATGGATCCGCTGGCAAACTCGTCCACGCTCTCGGCCAGGCTGTCATCGGCAAAGATCTTGCCGGAGGACAAGTTAACCGTTAAATCGGCCTTCACCAACCGGCCAATACGAACCGGCTCACCCTTGTAAATGGGCCGCGCACCCTCAGGTTCACTGTCAACGGGGCAAAAATAGGGGTATTTGGCTCCAAAACTTGCCATTGTTCAAACCTCCACTTTACAAATTTTTGCTGTCCAGGTAGGCGTGGTAGACCTTCTCTGCGGCCTCCACTGCCTCCTGCTCCTTTTTCTTGTTTGCGGTATTGATGGCGGGGCGAGCCGCGATGCCCTGTCCGGGCGCGCCGTATTCATTGATGAACGCAATCTCAGCGTTGCGCACCTGCTGCTTGCCCCGCTTCCGGGTCCCCTGAGGATAGACGTCAATAATGTGCCCCACCCCACTCGGCTTGACCTTGCCCTTTTTTACCGACCGGGCTGAGATGCCCTGGGAGTACGGCCCCCGCCAGCGGCTTTCGATTTCCGCCCGCTGGGCCTGCACCAGCACGTCCGCCTCGGCATTAAGCATGTCCTCCGCCACTTTGCCCGGGAGGGCGGCCAGGGCCACGAAATCGTCCATCAGGGCGTCCAGCCCATCCACTGTGATACCTGCCATCACTCGTCCCCCAGTTCCTGAATGATATCAACCGTCTCACATTCAAACACCAGGTGCTGTCCGTCCTCGTCGGAGGCATCGGTGCACTTAGGCCAGGCAAAGCCAGCGGCAAACAATGCCAGCTTCGTCTCGTTGCGCCGCTGGATGCAGTTCTCGCCCAGTGGCGCGAAAAGATGCACGCTGACCAGCCAGCGCTCACAGCCCGGCTCGTCATCCCCATAGTCGTCCCCGAATGATTCGCAGGAGAAGGTGTAATACCGGGGCGGCCGTTCGTCGGACGCGGCATAGAGTACGGATTTTTCCACCGGATCGCCAAAAACATCCAACGCTGCCTTCACTCGCGACTCTACGCTCATCGCGCCGCCCTCCTTCTGCGCACCTTGACCTCCAGCCAGCGGTGTCGGTCTTCCACGTCGTTCACGCTGATGATCTCAAAGGGGACCGGATCTCCGATTTTGTAGATCAGCTGGTCGGGCTGTATATCCGGCGAGAACCGCATAGTCAGCGTGGCGGGCTCCTGGATCTGGAGCTGCATGGCGGAGAGCACCTCCGCGCCGTAAGCGTTCACCCATTTGCAGTGCCAGACCCGTTCCTTTCCCTGCCTGTCCGGGGCGAAAACGCTTACCTCTTTCTGATCACTGGCAACACCGTCCACGTCCGTTTTTTTCATCACCTTTCGGACATAAATCCGGGTACGCAACTCACCGGCTCTGGCCTGCTTTGCCATGACCGTCCCCCCTTCTACAGCTCTGTACTGAGTTCCGCCACCTTCAGCTGGTTGATGAGACGCCGGAAGGCCGGGTTGTCCGACACCGCTGTGCCCACCATGGTCATCTCCCGATGCTCCCAGGAATCGAGCACAAGAAAGTCCACGGCCAGGTCATATTGCGCCGCCCTGGGCGTCCCCGCCTCCGGCTGAGTGATTCCGGCATTGGTTAGATAGCCCACAGCCGCATCATACATCGCCGGGATCAGCTGGGACACCTCTGGATCAGCTTCCAGCTCCGTCAACTTGCAATAGGCCAGCAGACTGGCCATCCGCTCCGGGTCATGATCGTACATTACAAACTTTCCGGCACTGCCACCGGCTCCAGATATTCGGCCATCATCCAACCGGACAGCCTCCCGGTGAAGACCTGACGCCACCCATCAATGGGCGGATCTCCGTTTCCAAATACACCCGCGCCCCAAGGAAGCTCGGCAATGACGGGGGCGTTCAGACTGGGTTCCCGCCGCAAACGCAGACCGCCCTCTGCCGTCACCGCGTACACGATAAACATCCCCTTGGCCAGAACCACCTCATCCTCGGCTTCCTGACGCCCCGCCAAATCAGTCTCACTCTCCGGGCCAATGATCTCCGGCGTCACAGCTGCCTCAGAATTGCGCTCAATCTCCTGGATGCCCTGGGATACCTCCTGGGGCTCCTTGACGGCCTCAGGTGCCGTTACGTTCTTTTTCGTCCTTCCCATGGTCAGGCCCTCCTATCAGCCCGCGGCGCCGCCGGTGGCGGTGATGTAGCCGTTTACAAAGGCCCCGTCGTCCCGGGTGGTGCAGTCGTCCCGCAGGGAGCCGCGCCAGATGGTCATGTCCTGCTCAAAGGCGTTGA